TTATTTTATTTGTTATGTTATTGTTCGAATGCAGATTTACCTGTTTTATGTGAACCTACTTTGTTATTTTTACCATCCACATACTTGGCTGTAACACCAGCATGACCGAGATCACCGTCGTCTCCTACTTTATCTGTATACTTAGAGGATGCAGAGCCGCCTGCAGGTTTAAGATTACCTACTTTGTTGCTTTTACCGTCATTATACTTGGCATTAACAACAGCGTGTCCTAACTCTTCTTCGTCTTCCTCTCCCATTCCCATATCCATCTCATCTTCACCTCCCACTTCATCTTCGTCCATTTCATCTTCGCCCATTTCATCTTCGCCCATTGCAGCGCCGATGATATCTAAAAGTTTTTCTGCAGTCGCGCGATCAAGAGTAATGGTAACATCACCTTCACCGACTTCGCCTAACTCATCATCTGGCATTGTTTCATCTAGCCCGAGAGCGTCGAGGTCATTACCCTCTTCACCTTCATCGTAAGGACTACCCATAGGAGCGCCTGGTTGTTGACCGAAAGATTCTTTCATTACATTGGCGTAGAGCCTGTCGAATACGGATTTTTGTCTCATAAAATTATTTAAGCTGCTGCTAATTATTTTTCTACTTTCTTTTAAACTTTCTTTTTTTTCTTTTTTATCCTGATTAGCTTTGCAGTGTTTGCATTTATTACACTTACAACCTTTTTCTGCATGTACGCATGCTTCTTCATCCTCACCACGCATGCATGCTTCCTCGTCCTCTTCAGATAATTTATCTATATTATATAAATTTAATTTTTTTTGTTTATCTGTCAAGCCTCTTTTATCTACTAATGCTTTTTTAAATCCACCTTTCTCTTGTGGTCCTCCATCCTTAAGAGGAGCGTCGCCGATAGTATTAACACCTTCAGCTACAGTCTTTACTTTATTGAGGATACTACCATAAGCATCTCCTAGGGAATTTAACTCTTTACTTTTAGATCTTGACATATAACTATTTATATAATATGGCCTCAAATAATACAAAAAGTGAATACTATTTAGGAAATCCTAACTTACCTAATAAACACTGGAAGGAGGAATATACAAGTGATATGGTTCGTCATATCAAAAAGAGTAAGGTTAACTTGCTGCATTTTGCTGAAAACTTTTTTTATATTATTGATCCCGATGAAGGTAAGGTTGTAATTGAACTATTTCCTTTTCAAAAGAGAATGTTACGTACTCTACGCGATAATAGAAATGTAATATTGCTTGCTTCGCGTCAGGTAGGCAAGACAACAATGCTATCTATATATGCACTATGGGTTGCTTGTTTTAATGAATATCAGAATATTGTTATTGTAGCTAACAAGGAAGCTACTGCTATTGAAATTTTTAGACGAGTGAGGTTAGCATATGAGGAATTACCTAACTGGCTCAAGCCAGGTGTTAGAGAATATGGTAAGACCTCGTGCGAGTTTGAAAACGGTTCGCGTATCAGTATTAGTACTACAACAGGTTCGGCTGCCCGGGGTGCATCTATTAATTGTCTTATCGTCGACGAGATGGGTTTCGTAGAACCTCAGTCTATTTTAGAAGATTTCTGGAGATCAGTGTTTCCTACTATTTCACGCTCTAAGAAGTCAAAAGTGCTAATAGCATCTACACCAAATGGTACAGATAACTTATTCCATAGACTATTTTCAGGAGCCGAAAAGAATGAAAATGGATTTGTTTATGAACGGGTAATATGGTCTGATGTGCCAGGCCGAGATGAGCAATGGAAGTTAGAGCAGGTAAAAGCACTCGGTAGCATGGATTCGTTCCTTCAGGAATTTGAATGTCAATTTTTAACTACAGGTGATTCGTCTATTGACGAGGGATTATTTTATGAGTTATCTCAAAAGTGTATAACTCCTAAGATAGTATTAGATGACGGTCATTATAAAATCTGGGATGAACCTGACGCATCCCGCTTATATGTTGTTGGTGTTGATATATCAGAAGGTGTAGGTGTTGATGCTAGTGTAATCCAGATTTTAGATATTACTGATATTAAAGATATAAAACAAGTTGCGGTGTATCATAATAGAACAATACCTCCGTTAGAGTTTACTAATAAATTATATGCTATATTACGTAATTGGGGTAACCCGCTTGCTTTAATAGAGCGTAATAATTGTGGTGCACAAGTGGTTGATAGAATAGGTTTTGATATGGGGTATGAAAAAATTGTCTCTTATGGTGCGAAGGAAGCTAACCGTAACCGTCCTCAGTTAGGTATGATAGCTCATACTAATACCAAATACAAGGGTATTATGAATATGAGATATTTTGTAAATGAAGTAAAGACAATAGAATTTAGAGATATAGATACACTAAAAGAGATGAAAGATTTTGTGAGACACCCTAACGGTGTTTGGCGCGCTAAAAATAATACTCACGACGATAGAGTAATGTCGCTCATGTATGCTTTATATATACTAGAGAAAGATCTGACAGATAGGTACTTCGATATATTGGAGTTAGATAGTCAAGGAAAGCCGTGTTCTATAGAACCTATGGATTTCGGTATACGGATGTTTGAAGACCCTACTTCAATATATTTGGATAATAGTGTAGTAGATTCAAGCGCAATAGGACTAACTCCTATAGTATTTGGTATGGATGATACAACAGATACTAGCGACTTAGATGACTTATTAGCTTCTGGTTGGGTCAATCTTGGTTAAATACTATTATGTCATCTAATTTTTATACACAGTCATCACTTAACAAATCTCGTGTTGATAAATTCCGTATGGTGTTTACCATACCTTTAGCGTTGCGGAAGATTAATAAGCGTAGCGAAAGATCTACTAATACCTTAAAGGAAGAGTCGATGCAGCTATCTATCTACGGTACTATTGTGCCAGAGATTGTAGTACCTGCACTACTAGTTAGATACACTGGTAGCACCCTATACACATCTACTCATCAGAAATCACCCTACCCAGCAGTAACGGTAAAGTTTACAGTAGATAATGAATATAATAACTACTGGGTTATATACAAGTGGTTAAATTTACTACACGATGAAAAGACAGGTACATTCGACAAAACTAATTTAATAGGTGATGATGTCTTTTTAGATTATCAAACCGATATATCGATATATGGTTTAGATGAATACGAGAATAATAGAATTAAATTTACCTACACAAAAGCAGTACCAACAGCTGTAGGTGAAATAAAATACAACTACAGAGAAGCCGCGGAGATAGAATCGTCGTTTACATTTGTATACTCTCAACTACACACAGAACTTTTAAACACATAGTTTTGAAAACTTGACAAGAAAACCATAAATATCTGTATGGCAAAACGAATGATACAATCACCAGGTGTGGAGATCAACGAGATAGACTTATCTCTTAGACTACCGACTCCTGCAGGCACTACAATTTATGCTACTGGTTTTAGTGATCAAGGACCAGTTGATGAAGTTATACAAATCTCTAGCATAAATGAATTTGAACAAATTTACGGTCTACCGAACACACCTGCAGAGAGATACTTTTATCACACTGTCAAGGCTTGTTCGCAAACACAGGCTAAGCTTCTCGTAAATAGGTTACCATATGGTCCTAGCACTGGCGATGGTTTCGGTTCATATATTTCGGTATTAGCTTACCCAGCAGCTGTCACAAGAACTGATACTGCAACAGGAACTAGTTATACAGCTCTAACAAGCTTTTCTGATGCCCTATCCAGTACCTTAACATACTTTATCGGAGCTCCAAAACAGCTTAATCTAACACAGACTGAATATTCACAACTATTAGCTGGAACCCTTGGTGGCGGTACTTCTATATGGGGTAATAACAGTACACCTAGCTCGTTTACAGGAGCAACCACAATAGCACAAGTTATAAGTTCATCTGCGTTTATTATTGTTAATAAAGGTCAAACAACAATCAATAACCGAGGCCTCGGATATTATATTGGCTTAGCTGATAACACTTCAATTAACCCTGCTAGTGCATATACATCAATTCTTGAAACATATACAGTAGCTACTACAGGTACAGCAGGTGGTATTGCGAAAGCTGGTTTAGTAAAAATACCTACCGCTAGACTTGACTTCACACTATCAGCAGAACCTGGTTATACACAAGGCAGTATCTCGCAAGTATTAGAAGAAGATATAACTACATACGATATTGGAACTACTTTCTATGATGATACTCTAAACCTAGGGTTATTTAAATTGCGGGAATCAACTTACTCTAATAGTTCCAATAGTAATGCATTGAATTATGTATTAGAGGAACGATACAATGGCGCTATTGGTTACGATCGAGTACGGCCTAGTAATGATGGCAGACCTGTGAACTTCTTCTTAGAGAATGTTGAAAGTAACTCGCGTAACATTGAGATATTAGTTAATCCTTTTGTATCCAATGTAAACACAACAGTTCCTCTAAATGCTGATGGGTCTCCAAAGCGTAGAGTTCGTATGCTAACCCAGCAATTAACAGGTATCACTCCTACATCTGGTTCATTAACTGTCGGTGCATCCTCTTCCCAAATTGGTACTTTTATAGGTCAGCTAAATACTGCTGACGCACTATTCCCTCTCGGTGCATATACTGACTCTAACAACAGCTTAAAAGTTATTGGTGAGGTTCCTGCTAAAGTTGATCGTGCATTAGAAGGTATACGCAACTCTGATATATATGATGTAGATATTTTAGTAGAGGGTGGGTTAGGTACCATATATACTGCTACTAAATCTAACAATGTTAGTACATTTAATGATATAGAAGCTGTCGCAGCGATAGATGCTTTAAGAACATCTAACGATTTAACTAATACAGTAGCCAGAGGGTATTATACCGATGTATTCAATGAGTTTGCAAATTTTGCCGGTCCTCCTAAAGATGGTGGTCGTGGTGATATGTTATTTATTGCTGACCCACTACGCCAAATTCTTGTAATAGGTAAAGACACGAAGGTATTATCTGACAAGAGTAAGATCTTTACAAGAGATGTGTACTGGGCACTTCGACATCAGTTCGAGCTCTGCAATACCTCGTACGCAGCTGTATACGCTAATTACTTACAAGTAACAGACGCCTCAAGTGGTCTCGCAGTTTATATACCGCCATCAGGCTTCGTAGCTTCTAAACTAGTATCTACCGATTCAGAAGTTGGTCCATGGGGTGCACCTGCAGGTTTCAACAGAGGTATAATTACCAATGTAACCGATGTAGCCATTACACCTAACCAACATCAACGGGATAGCTTATATCAAATCAACCTTAATCCAATCGCTACTTTTGCTGATCAGGGTATAGTTATTTTTGGTCAAAAGACACTACTCAAGAAACCAAGCGCTTTTGATCGAGTTAATGTAAGACGTACTTTCTTATATCTTGAGAAAGCTACTAAGTCTGTAATGAAGTTCTTCATATTTGAAAATAATACTTTATTCACTCGTACGCGTGTCGTCAATACCCTAACACCTTTCTTCGAAAGAGTAAAAGCTGCAGATGGATTATACGACTACTTGATTGTATGTGATGAAAGAAATAACACACCAGAGGTTATTGATAATAATGAATTAATCGTAGACATATATCTCAAACCTGTACGTACTGTAGAATTTATTAGAGTTAACTTCTACGCTACACGCACTGATGCTAACTTCGAAGAGTTAGCTGGTGGTTAATTAATTGAAGACAGAGCCTATAGCAATATAGGCTCTTTCTATGTTCAACACTTTCAAATACTGAAGAGTGGTTACTGTGTTGTTTTAGTATATAAACTTTTTAATAAATCAACATAAAGATATAAATAATAATATGCCTGTAAATCAAAACATACAAAATTTTTATAGAGTAGCCGCGGCTCGCGATTTCTCACGTGACTTTCTCTTTCGTGTAACAGATCTTAAATTAGCGGGATTAAACGCTATGACTGAAGATCAGCTGATCTATGCAAAAGGAGCATCACTACCAGGTCGAACAATAGGTAATATAGAAGTGCCTTATATGGGGTTAAATTTAAATGTACCAGGTAATGTTACATATGACAACTCTAAGGCTTTTAAATTAAGTTTTTATCTAGACGCTGATAGCTCTTTGAGATCTTACTTCGAAGAAGCCTCGCGTAATTTATTCAACGATCAGACATCAACAGGAGCTTATAGTACTCCTGATAGAGATACATTTATTACACTAAGCCAGCTCGATAAGCAGCTCGAACCTATTTCTACATATCAATTAGTAGGTGCTTCAATTCGCGAAATAACTGACATAGCGTATAAAATATCGGAAGGTAAGGGTGACACTGTTGATATAGAAGTAACTTTTGCTTATCATTATTACATCAATCTATAATCGTCGCTTAAATAACTAAGTGGCAGAATCACCTATAGCCTCTCGGTTAGCAGTTCATCAGAGCTGGATAAACGATTTACCGTTAAAATATCTTTGGACGGTAAATTTTGAAACTAGATCCGGTAAGGATATGTCTGAATTAGGCAATAATGTTAGCCGGGTTCTAAAGAAATATGAAAGACCAAACGATAGAGTCTGGCAGTTAGATACAAACTCTATCACTAGTAAGTCTGACTCGACATCAAACTTCGGGTATTTGCTTGCTCAAAATATAGCCTTTCCAAGTGAACTATTTAGTATTTCAACCGTATTACCAACTGGTAATAATATGGGTGGTTATATACAAGGTTATGTAGGTGGTGAAAGAGGCGCTTACGGTTCTGCTGGTAAACTAGACATAACATTTTTAGAGACTAATGTCGATGTTATAGATTATTTTATAAAACCATGGATAATAGCTAGCTCTCATAGAGGTTTAATAGAAGATAATAATCAAGAAGAGGACATAAAGTGTAATATTGTTGTTAACTTACACACAAAGGATAAATCCTCATACTATTCATCGGTCAGAACCTCACAGAGAAAATTTGAACCACGCAAACAAATAACATTTTATAATGCAGTACCATTTCAGGTTGCAGGGGATATGATGAGTTACGGTACACTAAGTTATGAAGAGCTAACAAAGGTAGTTGCTTTTGCTTTTTCGCACTATAGCATTACAACACCCCCTGATTGGTTGTCGGATTAATTATGTTAACATTTTCTATACCTGTTAGCTTACCTAGTGGTAAGGTATTGAGAGTTCCTGAATTAACAAATAAGGTATATCTAGCAATTATTAAATTTTGTGAAAATAAAGATCTTGAAGGTTTAAATAACCTTTTTGTAGAATATTTAAACATACCATCTAATTTAGATATAATAGATAGATTGTATCTATTAATTTTTTATAGATCTTTATTTATAAGTGATGTTATTGTGTTTACAAGTAAGGAAGGTAGGGAGCTAACCTTTAATCTAGATTTAATATTATCTAAGCTAGAGAATTTATATAATTACACAACTTATGATATAACAGAAAACAAATACACTATTGATATAGGTCTACCTAGAACGCTATACTTCGATAAAACTCTAGACTTGTGTAGTAATATGATACACAACATATCTTATAATGAAAAATCTATAGATTTTTCAAAATTAAATAACGAGGAAAAGGAAGATATATTATTAGCTATACCTCAAAGAGCTCTTGTTAAGATAGACACATATATAAAATCTGACTTGCAAGCATTGAGAGAGGTTACTTTAATAGATGCAAATAAAGCATTTAATGTAGAGCAGTATAGTATAGACCTACTATCTAATGACTCTATGTTATTTGTGTGTATCCTTTACTCTCACACGTTACTAGACTACTTTAATACACTTTACGGGTATGTGACAAAGATAAGCGCAGACCCAGAATTCTACTATAATCTATCCCCTGTAGAGTCTAAAATTATACTAAACATACACAATAAAGAAGTTGAGAGAGAGAATAACGAGTTGAAAAAACAATAACGCAACATATAATAACACATGAGTCATATTAAAGATTTTCTATCAGAGTTACAGACTATATCAAACGAGGATACAATTAGTATTGTTGTACCTTCAGTTTATAGAGAGGTTAGCTTTAAGACTCTTACTGTAAAACAGTATAAGGATATACTAAAAAATACGCTAGATGGTGTAGCAGGTAATATTAAACTTGGCTCAACTCTTAACAGTATCATTATACGCAACAGTTTAGAGCCTATTGAGTTTACACTTTACGATAAAAACTATATCCTAACCCAGTTAAGAAGACAAAGTTTAGGTGACACAGTACGGATTCGAGATAATACTTATAAATTAAGTGACCTTCCTGAGTTCTTATTTAACTTTAAGTTTGAAAAAAATATCTCGTATAAGGATATTATAGTTGACTTAGAAATACCAACTCTCGCGCTAGATACTGCTGTTACAGACGCTTGTTATAATACAATAACAAAACAGTATTCCGATACAAGTATTATTAATGAATCCATTAGTGTTATTTTAACATACGAGCTCTCGAAATTTATTAGTGCTGTCTCAATACACGGTAATGCTATTGATCTTACCGGAATAACTGTTAATGAGAGAAAGTCTATAGTAGATAATTTACCTCTTGTTATTAATAACAAGCTTATAGAGTACATTACTGAATACCGTAAGTATGAGCAATCGTTTTATAAGTTTAATAATGATGTAGATTTATCGATTGATGGTAACTTCTTGACTAGCGCTTAAATATCTATGTGGAAGGTAACGTAGAGATTAATTTAAACACAAGTGGTACTCAGTCATCTACTGATGATAAAGGTCTACAGTCAAAGTATATTCGCAATAATGAAGAGGCGTCATCAGATATAGCTATACTCGGCTCTAATATAAAGGATATATTAGAAGAAAACTTAAAGATAAAGGGTGATACAACAATTAACAATACCTATAATAATGTATCGTCTGAAACTAAAACTGCTGACAAGGGTAATATAACTGAAACATATAACTTAAATAAGTTATTACCAGATAATACCGTAAGTAAGGCTATAGAGTCTACAGATAGCAACTCATTAACTCCAAACGAGAGACAACGTTACAAAGAGATATTTATTATTTTAGGAACAGAATTAGAAATTGGTAAGTTTCAAAAAGGACCTGAAGCAGGTAGAATTACTACACCGACAAGTGCATTATCTACACCAGTAGCTACAACCATTCAACAAGGAGCCGCAGTTAATAAGGTTGATGCAGCATCAGACCCTAAATCAGGTCTGTTAGGTTTACTAGCAGCATCTGGTATTTTAGCGTTGCTGTATGATGTACTAACTGGTAATATCTCCGGCGCGCTACAAACTATTTACAGAGGTATAACAGTAGCAGCACAACAAGCTTTTAAAGTACTTGATGACCTTATTAAACCTCTTCTTGGAACAATAGATGATTCAATTAAGGCTATTAAAACAGCCGCGGATGATGTACTGAAAGGTGCATTAAATGCTGTTAAATCACTTTTACCATCTTTCGCTAAACCACTTGCTACAGGAGCTGCATCAGGGGCGGCGGCTGCTACAAGAGCTGCATCAGGAGCGGCGGCTGCTACCCCTGCCGCTGCAGCAGCTCCAGTCAAACCGCCAAGTCTTGTTAATAGATTTTTTACCGGTGCTAAAGATGTAGCTACAAATGCAGCTCGTAATATTATACCTGCACCTGTACGAAACGCTGTTAGTACAATATTTAAAACATTAGGTGGTGCAACGGGAGTGGTTACTAAGGTAGGTGGTGTATTAAAACCTGTAGCTAAGAGATTGCCTGTAGTTGGACCAGTCTTAGAATTATTTTTCGGTAGAGGTGATATAGAAAAATTAAAACAGCAGCGTGTTAATGGTGAAATTAAATCAGATGATGAATTGTATCAAAAGGCTGGTGAGAGAGTAGTGCGAGGCCTCGGTGGGTTGCTTGGCGGGGCCGCTGGTGCTGCGGTTTTAGGGAGTATTGGTACCCTCTTAGGACCTGGTATCGGTACAGTAATAGGTGCGATAGCAGGTGGCGCAGGTGGCGATTTAGCTGGTCGTGCATTAGCTGATTTGTTAAGTACGTATATTATACCGGCTGAAGCTTTAAAAGATGTAGGTAAGATAGTTGTTACAGCTCCTCTTGTAGATAACGAGGAAATGCAAGATTTTATTATCAAGGATGGACAGGTACGTAAATTTAGCAATAAAGATGAAGTGCTTGGTATGAAAGAGGGTGGTGCTATCAGCGATTTACTATCTACAATAACTAGTAATAATAACAGACAGTATAATATTGTAGAGCGTCAAATTAAAGTTCTTGAAGAAATTCGTGATGGTATAAAAGGTCTAGTATTGAAAACCAATAATGCATCTAGTTATAGCTCTAATAATGAATCAAATAGACCTAATTTAGTACCTTTTACTCTTAGGTCAGAGTTTGATTCAATGAACAATATAGCTACTATTTAATTTTTATGCCACCGTATTATTACACCACAGAAGAACAGAGTGACACTACAGTACTAGGTGTTAACATCTCTAATACTGACCCTCTTGTAGTATTAAGACCAACACGAGTAGGTTCTGTAATTGATGTAGTGCGTGATTTTGCTTGGACCGTTTCTCCAAAGACAAATGAAGAGTTTAAAAAAGTTCCTGTTATGTATCTAACAGAATTAGAGCAGACTACAAACTCTCTCCTAGGGTCAGCGTTATATTACTTAAATGCAACTACGGGCGCGCAAGCTCAAAAAAATGTTCGTGAAGTTACTGTAGACTTGTTGACGAAATTAGAAGACCTAGGTAGTGCCGCGTTTACAGCAGGTAGTACCGCGCTTACAGAATTAAATAAGTACGCAAGTCAACTCACCGGAACTACAGAAGTACGACGAGCCTTACCTGTGGAAGAACCGGGTAGTCCCTTACGAGGTCTCGCAGATAACATACGAGATCTCGCAGGTAACATAACCCCTGTACCACAAAAGTTAATAAATTGGATTACAACATGGGCTGGGGCTTATAATGGTGTGGATAGAGCTTTAGTAAGCGACAAGCTTAAATCTTATTTTGGTATATATTTAACAAAGCCTACAGGTTTTCAGTATGCATTACCTTACTTTGGAAATTCACCACTAGGTACAAGTAATCAGTGGTCTAGTACAGCCGGTATGCATAATAAATTAGTTGGTGATATAATTCGAGAAACTCAAACAACAGTCGAGAATGTTGCGACTGCTTTTAATATAAATCAACCTGGTACATTTATCGAAAAGCCTAAATATTATCAGTATAGCGCTGGTGATAAGACCGTATCTATTACTTTTCCTCTACTCAATACAGTTAAAAAGACTGATAAAATCACTTATCAACAGAATTACGAGTTGTTATGGATTTTAGCATTTCAAAATAGACCATGTAGAACCTCTTTCTCAAGAGTATCTCCTCCGAAACTGTATACACTTACAATACCAGGTCAGCAATTTATGCCATATTGTTATATAAGTAATATGACTGTTGATTTTCAAGGCACACGAAGAAACTTACCAGTATCTTTAGGCATAACTCCTGGAACGACCGCTACTGTAGCTGTTCCAGACGCTTATGTAGTTACTTTAACATTTACAAGCTTAATTGCTGATGTTGGAAACACTATGGTAGATCAAGGGTTTACTAATAATAAAGTCCGAGCTAGCTCTCAATAACATATATATTAAAAATGAATCCGATTGGCTTAAGTCAGAATCAAGTAAACGCCCTACCGACCCTTGAAAGAGTTAGGTACGAGAATATTTTTAAGGTTTATAAGGTTTTGAAAGATAGTGATAATAGCTATTATTTTTATAATATACTCAACAAAGTAATAATACCAGACTCAATTAACGATAATGTATTATCTACTATTTCGATAAACAGGAACACAGCCTGGACTACCCTATCATATAACCTATATGGTACGATAAGTTTGTGGTGGTTGATACATCTTATCAACAAACCTAAAGATATATTTTTAGCTAGATCGGGTCAAACTTACAAGTATATAAAACCTACCTATATAAATGACGTTCTGACAAATATTGAACAGCAAATTAATGCATGAGTGATAATATATACAATATAGGTAATAGTGTTTATAGGTTTAGCTTCTCTCTATCTAAATTAACAGGTGATGAAAGTACAACCTCTATTATACCGCT